GCGGCACGGGCGGCACAGGCAGCGGCACGGGCGGCACAGGCAGCGGCACAGGCAGCGGCACGGGCGACGGCACGGGCGGCATAGGCGGTAGCCTCGCGCGACCACTCTTCGCCGCCCGACAGTCGGTCCATGCCGTCAATCACGGGGTCGATAACGGCCTGCACATTCTCCGGAACCTTCGGCAGAGCGCGCAATTCCGCAGAGAGGAAATGCCAGTGGACCCGGCTCAAGTCCTTGCCATCACGCTGCACGGCGTCGGGCAGGGCGGCAAAAAAAGCCTTAGCCTCGTCGGTCGGAAGCCGCTCAAAAATGCTTTCACAGATGCGGAGCAACGGCAGCGTCAGGCCGAATTTTTTGACGGCAATGTCCGGGTCACTTGAGTGGGACAGGCACCCGATGAAACAACCGCGCCCGTCCTCGTCATAGTAATTGCCCTGCACGACAGCATCGGCGGCAATATGCCTCGTTACTTCCGCGCGCAAAATGTCAGTGTTGCGGGTCAGGTCCATATCGTAAGTCATCTATAGTTCCTCCACCTAAATTAGGGTTACGGCTTTGCAGCCCATGTCTCTCCGATAGCCCAATCCACCAGATTGGCGGTATCGGTCCCCGGAAAAATGTCCAGCCACGCTTGCGTCATGCCGTCGATTTGCGCTTCCATAGCGTCATCTGCAAACTCACGCTTAGTATAAGACAGCATTTCGTCGTGGACAGTAGCGGCGCACCACGCAGGCAAGTCGCGGTCCACAAAGTTGCGATGCACATTATGAACGCAGCGATACATAACAGACGCCGCTGCGCCCTGCACCCCATAATTAGCAGCTACTGGCAGCGACTGGTCCTGCTTAAACACTCGTATCGTCCTACCGTCCCAGACAGGCAAGTATCCGTCATTCTCTACCATCTGCTGAAACATTACGTTTCGGTAGTTATAGGCGTCAGGGTAGCGCGCAGCCCATTTAGCAACAGCCTCAACCGCCTCGTCAAAAGAGCATTTAAGCACGTCGCTCAAAGCTCCCGGCCCTGCGCCGTAGAGCAACTGGAATGTGAACCCCTTAGCTTTTGACCGCTGCTCTTTCAGCATCGGGTAAACGTTGCCGAACCGTCCTTCACCGCCGCTAGCCAGCACTTCTAACACATAGTCTAGGTCATGCTCAAAAATCTGCGCGCAAGAGGCTGCATGTACGTCGCCATATACAGCGTCATGTCGTAGTGTAGCGTCGTCTGTCAACTCCGCTAGCGTTCTAATTTCAATGCCTTTGTAATCGGCAAGGCACATCACTCTACCCCTATCTAAGGTGCAGAATGATTTGCGCACGACGACTTTTCTAGGAATGTTTTGCAGGTTGTGTGAAGACGCGCTATACCGCCCTGTAGCAGCTTGGGCGATGTTAAACCGAGACTTAACCTTGCCGCTAAGCAGGGCAGAGTTAATCATGTTCTCGCCATAAGTAGACAAATACTTATTGTAGTATTTGTACCCAGCGAGTGCGGCTAACCAACGAGAGAACGGGTAAGAAAAGTGCCGGGACACAGAGCGCAGGTACTTACCTTCAAACTGCATCTGCTGTTTTTTATCGGTACGAGGCCACGCTGCCAATGTCTTTTTGTCTAGTATGTTTGTCAGGTAGTCCCCGATCTGCTTGTCAGACCGCAGGTTTTTGATAACGCTTTCCGGCGTGTACTTTCTTAGATACCGCTCAAACGTATCGCGCTTAATTTCCCACAGAGCTACTAGCTGCTCGTGGTGCTCGATGTCAAGCTCTAGACCGATGTCTTCGCATTCAATAGTACCCCTAACTGAGGCGTTAAACACAAAGATAGCGGCACGGAATTGCTCAGGAGTTAGCTGCGCTTCCCAATGCCTAAACAGCTTCCACGTTACATAGCTGTCGAACGCGGCGTAGTCCATCTGCTCTTGCAGCAAGTGCTTAGAGGACCAGTCGCTACGCTGCTGCTCCTTGTCCATATAGATTTTCAGGTCGCGCTTGCACATAATCACTAGGGAAGTGGGGTGCCCCCCGAGCTTAGATTTGGCAAGAAAGTCTATGTCGCATATGTCCAGCCACTCGGCAGGGTCGTCTACAAAGCTATCGCACCACTTGGTCTCAAATTTTGCGTTGTAGACCCACAGCCGCTTACCCCTAAGATGGGGGTATAGCTGCGCAAAGCTGCCGCTAATGTCGTGGTCGATGATGATACACCAATCGTCACAGGCGAGTGACGTGATGCGGATGCGCCCATCGTCCGGGGACAGCGCCGTAGTCTCGAAGTCTAGCGCAACTTCTAACACGTCTTTGAGCATTCTAATGGCGGTGTCCATTCCTACTAGGCGATACTGCTTTTTGCACCTAGCGAACAGTATCTCTCTGTTCTGAATTGACGCGCCTCTGTCTGGTAGACCCAAATCCAGCATGACCCTGACCTTTGTCCCTTATGTTAGCGACTTACGTTTTTGTTATAGTTAGCGCGGTCCAGTGCTATATTATTGTGGTCGCTCTCCACAAGCCTCCCTTCTGTATCATAAGGCATATGCTCTGGCTTTGCAAAGTAGTCTGCGGCAAGGTCATTCCATTCCTGTTCAGAAACGTCTATAGAAGTATCGAGCCTCGCAATCTCAAACTCAAGGTGTCGTTTTGCTTTGCGCAGGTCTTCTAGCTTGGTGCTGCTATCCTTACGACCGCAGCGCCACAAATAAGCCATGGCGGTGCCGATATTGTACGGAAACTCCTGCACGATGTCTTTGCACTCTACACCGCTGGGGTGCCATGTGTAGTGGTTGGGTGCTTCTACAGGGTCATGCATCTTTTTTACTCCACGGGGGTGGGACTAGCGTCACCTTGCTAATGAGGCCCTTCTTTTTGCGCGCTGCCTCAGACTTAGCGGCTGCTCCCTTGTAACCGGGCTGCGCGTTACTAGTAGGGCGGTGAAGGTTAGTTGGGTAGTTGTGTGTAGAAGGTTTCATAGCTACACCTAGTTTAGGGTTAGCGTGACCGGGGAAAGGGTCAGAAACCCCGGCCACGCCACAGGGTTACGCCGACCTACGCCGACGCCGCCCTGTTGTCTGCTGCTCAGCCGGGTCAGGAGCTTTTGTCACAGCAGGTTTTTCTTCGCCGCCTAGCACGTCATCTAGGTCAAGGTCTCCCTTTGCGTAGGCGGTAACTTGTTCGTCAGTGAGCCACCCAGACACGGGAAACTTCGGCTTGAAGTTCTTGTATCCTTGTGCCTCAAATTCTTCATTATCGTAGCTGAACACAGGCCAGCACGGTTCACCACCTGCCATACGCTGCGCTACTTCCTCTATGAGGTCCGCCATTTCTGACACACCGCTTACGCTGTTGACGCGAAAGTAGGCTTGTCGATCAGTGTCAAGGCTTTTAGACACCCAGCCTTTAGCGAACGACCACCCTTCGCCCCGTCCCTTATCGAAAGGCCCGCCTTCATCGTCAGACGGCACAGCGACAGGGTAGCCAGCGCCAAAAATGTTCGCCATGCGCTGAGCGGCAGGCTTACCGCCCTTCCAGCACACATAGCCGTCCTCGAAAGAGGCTATGTTCAGCAGCCAGAGTTCGTCGTTCTGCACCTGCGCTTTGTCCTGCCCAAGCTGGTAAACGCCACGCTTGCCGGAAAAGTTAAGGTACTCTGAGCTATCTGGTGCCCCTCCTCTTGCTCCTGACTGCGCGGAAGCGGCGGCGCGCTTCGCCATTTCTTCACGGTCCACCATGGCAACGCTGCCACCGAACGGATTTGCTACTTCATTTCCCATTTGTCGTGCACCTATGTTAGGTTTAGTGGGAGGCGTTGTTTTAAGCGGTGCCTCCCTATGCCGCTATGGCGCTAGCTGTCTCTTATAGCCGACACAATAAGGTTGGATCAAGTCCCACCCCGATCCTCCTACTAACGCCACTATTTGAATGCGAGAGGGCAAGGCAAAGTCAGGCTCTTCGCCAAGGAATATCCCCTCTCGCACCATCGCGGTTCGGCTGAGCATACCTCCCCGCGATGTTCTGCATTACAGCACTACGGCGGCTTCTGTCACCCTAAGTTGGGTGTAGGGCTTACCTGCCTTCTCGAAGTCGGCAATGGACTTTCCATGCTGCGCGAGGAAATCTTCCAGAGCAGCTTTGTCCAGGGTCTTGCGGCCCGGCATTTCCTTGCACTCAAACGTCCATTCGTCAAGCTGCATCTTGCCCATGTTGGCGATAGCGGGGCGCACTTGCTCGTCCAGCGACTTCAACTCTTTTTCCATGTGCTTGATGTCTGCCCGGAGGTCAAGGTACTCACGAAGAACGGGCTTGAGGTTGCCCAAAGACGCCTTGGGCTGTGCGTTTTGCTGTGTCATTTCTCAGTTTCTCCACATTACTCTGTTCTACGGCTGCGCTACACTGCGCGGTGAAGGGACAGAAAGTGCACCCGCCGTTATAAATGCCCTCTGCCATAACCTGCTCGGCGCTCTCCGCCGTCAGGATATTCTCTGCACGTTGCTCTAGCATTTCCCTCCTATCTAGAGCCTCGTCGCAAGTCGCGTCTACTAGGTATTCACGCACCTTGCTATAGTCTGACGCATCGCTGTACGCTAGCAACGCGCCTACTACTGTAACGCCTAGACACGCCTCCACTAGGTCAGTGTTTTGTAGCACTTGATCGACATGCTCAGGAGCCGGTAGCTTAGACAAGTTCTTACGCGGGTCAATACTCTTGAAGTCCACGACATAGAGGTCGCCATCTGGGCACTCTAGCAGACCGTCAGGGGTGCCGGACTGACAGCCATCGTAAAAAGACACTTGATCGCCGCCAATGTACGTCCAGCGATATGTGCCTTGGTACTCCCGTAACTGCTCCACGATCCACGCTTCGTGACTGTGGCCACGCTCGAAGAACCCCCAATGAACATTCCCCTCAGTTGGGGGAACATTCTTCCCAAACCACACCATCCTAGCGCACTTGCCAATCTCAGAAGCGGTTACAAATGCGGAACGGTCTAGCGTAGCGCCGTCGAAAGTCGGCCACGACTTCCCGTCGCGGTATCGTGCTTGCACGACGCTATCTAGCATAGGCTGTAAGATTTTGACCCTTTGAAACATTCTAGTAGCCTATCATAGGTTGTTCGTCGTGTCAAGCACTATTAATGTTGATCCAGCGCAATAGATTGCAACCGCTCGCGCTGCTCCCGCAGCTTGATGATAGCCTTGTCCAGCGGGTGCTGGCTTACTAGAAAATCTACATAAGTGGTGCGCTCTTGACCAGTTCTATAAACCCTCTTGTAAAATTGCTCAATGATGCTGGGTGAAAAATGGTCTTGCGCTATGACCACTCTATTAGACGCCTCTTGCAGGTTCCACGACACGCCCATAGCCTGCATCTGCCCGACGATGAAGTCTAGGTTGCCGGCGTTGAAGCTGTCCCTGATTTCCTCTCGCTTTCTGCTGGGGGTCGCTCCGTAGACACGCTCACAGCTATAGCCGGCTTTACGCAACTCTGTCTGGTAAGCCTCTCCGACTGAGCTATGCCACACGCCTATCAATACTGGCCCGTCTCTCGCTATTTCTGTCAAGTAGTCAATGCTGCCTTGCACCTTAGCTAGCGTCACCGCCTGCCAGACTTGCTGCATAGTGTGGTCCTCGTCTCCGTCCTCCGCTATTAGGGCTTTAAGCAAGTCGGCCTCTGACATACTATGGACTAGCTTAGCGTACTCAGACGGCACTGCCCCTACTTTAGGGTAAAGGTAGGTCTCGATTTTCTTAGGCAATTCGTTGGCTACCATGCGCCGGATCGCCCCGATTTCGTCGTACAAAATCTTGTTAATGATGGGAGCGTTCCTAGAGGATATAATCGACATAGCTGGCGGCATCTTTGGGTGATGCTGCTTTAGCTTAGCCACGCAGAATATCTTGATAAACTGCTCGTAGCTGAGCGCCCCGTACTCTTTCAGCACCGCCCCATATAGATACCGTAGCTGCGACCATAGGTCATCGTGGTGGCGGTAAATAGGGTTTCCGGTCAAGGACCAAACTTGTCCAAACTTCTCAGCTAGTCCGCCTTTGCCGTCACACTTGACACCGAACACTGCTTGCGTTCGCTTGCTAGTATGCCGCCGCAGGTAGTGCGCCTCGTCTAGTATAAGCGCATCGGTATCCCTAAATTGGGTGTATAGCTCGCCCCGCATACCTCCCCTAGCTAGGTCAAAGGTCGTCACAATGAAGTCTGTATCAGTCGGTACGGCACCACTGCGGTTCAATGTCTTGACGCTCGCCCCGAGCCACGCCTTTATCTCCTGCTCCCACATAGCTAACGCAATCTGCGGACATAGCACTAGGCCACGCTTCATACCAGCGCGCTTGAACGCCTCTAGTGCCGATAGCGTCTTGCCCGTGCCAGCCTTGCTGTAATTAAGCACGTCCTGTCCGTTCGCCATTATGGTAGCGTCTTCGTCCTGAATTTGCATCAGTTTTCTAGAGGTCATTGCGCGCGCTTCCTGTCGTCGGGTCTCGGATCACGGTATCCGTCCACCTTGCAGCGCTGGCCCGGCAGGAGGATTGACGGGTGAGCCTTGGGGCGCACCACCTTGCACTGTGGGCATTCGACGCCAAGCCGGGCGCAGCGCTCTTTCCGCTCCTGCCGCAGCGCGTTGAACAGGTCTCCCATGTCACTCATCGGAGGCGTCCTCCTGCGCGCGGATACCGTCCATCATTCGAAGCACGGTCGCTTCGATCCAGTTGGCGTCAGGCAGGGCGACACCCTCGACGTGTGCTGCAAGAATGAGAGCGGTCATGTCAAGGGCCCCCTGCGCGCCGACGAGATGCACCAAGCGCCAAGCGGGTTTCCACGCCCTCAATCAGTCCCTCGTTGAGCATTGCGGCAGCCTTGTCATGGTCTCCCATGAGGGCCACAAGCACCGCCGCAACAACGCCCTCCAGCGTCACCATAGCCGCACCCCTGTCAGTAACGAGGTCGCGGCCCTCCAATATGGCAGAAGCGGCCTTCAATACGCGTTCAGTTTCTGTTAGTCGCTTCATCACTCTCCTCCTTCCTGCGCGCGGATGGTGGCGGCGAGCTCATATGCCGCATCGTCTCCGATGGCTTCTCGAATAATGCCCCAGATCGTGGCCAGCACATCGCCGTCATGCTCTTCTGTCCCGTCTTGCAGTGTGATAGGTGAGACTCCGAAAAACCTTCCCAGCAATACAAGAGCGTGCGTGACGCCCGCACCGAAAACCGGTGCGGCAATACTTTCGTCATCAGGGACCGGACCTTGGTAATTTCGCCACGGATCAAGTTTTTCCCGCTCTTCTCTCCGCCCCTCTTCCCGCATGGCCTCGTCACGGGCCTCTCGGGCGGCTATGGCGTCGGCGGGGGTGAGGGCGCGGATGGCCTCTCGGCATCGTTCCGATGTGACGCCTTCGGACCAGAGGCGGGCGTGTGCTTCTGCCGCCGCTGCGTATGCCTCCGCGATCAGGGATTGCGCGTAGTCGGCTCGGAGGTATTCGGTGTAGCCGGCGTCTGCGTCAAACCAAACCCCGTCTCCAGCGCCGTCGCTCCAATTCTCCACGGCCCATATCCGCTCCGGCATGTCACTCATGGCCCGTCTCCTTCTGTTCGAGGGCGGCGAGGATGCGGGCCTCGTAGTGGGACTGTGCTGCGGCTTTGGCAGCGCGGTCGCTACCGCTGGCGGCTTTGGACGGGCCGCTCCGATAGCGCCATCGCCCGGAAAAAACTTCATAGTCCCCACTACGCCAACCGCAGACGCCCAGCACATATGCGCCTTCCCACTCCAAAGGCTTGACTTTTGGCCCTTCCCGCAGCCGCTCCACCTCAGCCCTGAGCGCGTCACGCTCTGAGGCGAGGGCGCGGAGGGCATCACGACATTCCTTGAGAATTGCTCTGCCGGTAGGAAACTCGGCCTGAAGGGCCACGATTGCGGCAGCACAATCAGAAGCCAACCGCTCCACCGCCTCTGTTGATGTATCTGGCATCTCTCTCACTCCACCTCAGTTAGGGGAAACAGGGCGCTGTAAAGCACAAGGTCGTCCATCAGATGTATCGTTGCGCCTTCGGCCCGCTCTTCGTAGAATATGTGGTGCGGGATACTATATTCTCCGTAGTTTATGCGACACGGCGTTGACATGGTAGCGTGACCGACCCTACGCTGCGCCTCTAAGTGCTCCTGCATAGCGTACATCTTGACGCCCACATTAGCACCACCCGTATCTAAGAAGGCTTTTTGCGGCTTGAAGACGATGTGCGATTGCTCCTCGCAAGCTGCTAGTGCGTCAGCTAGCGTAGCGCGCTTAATTTTCATGTACTGCGCTAGCTGACTGCGGAACCTATCTGCCGGATCACGGATCACTGCTACCGCCTCTATCTTGCCAACCCTTTCTAGCAGTTTAGCTGGCATAAGGGCTAATACCTCCGCGATACTTTTGTGCCCGTGTCCGGCAAAGGACTTTCTGCCATGCGCCGCCTCCGCCGCAGCTACTAGGGACCGAGACCCGTTCTTTGGTATCTCGACAATGATCTGCCCTGTCTTTCGGTTATACATCAGTATTCCTCGTCTTCTAGCACAGCCAGCATACCATAAATTAGTGCTTGTAGCTCGCTCTTTGACAGATACAAACACTCTGGGTCCGCTTTGCGGCGCTGGGAAGTCTGAAAGCCGTAGCTATTGGCGATTGTCTTATACAGCTCTATCCGTTCGCCAGCGATGTACAGGCGTGTTTTGTGGGCCATGTTCTGGCTCCCTAATTTAGGTTTAGTAAACCCCGGTCAGGCGGGACGCCCTTGGGCGGTCATCACCGGGTCGCCTTTTCGATTGCGTCAGCCATCGCTGCGGCCATCTGCTTTTTCGCTGTATCTCGAAATTCCTTGACAACCTTTGAAAGCTCGATCTTGAGTTGAGGCGCAGCAAGTTCTTCAAGGGCGCGCTGAAGCGGCGTTTTGCCGTAGTTGTCCCGCCGCCCGCTTCCGTCGATTTTTGTTGTGGCGATGGACTGAATTGCATCTCCAACCATCTGGTCGAACGTCACGGGATCGCCCATGGGGCTTCCGTAGTTGTCCGTCATCTGAACGGGCTTCTGCATCAACTCGTTGATCTTTTCTTTCAGGCGATCTTCAACGGCCGCGTTGATCGCCTTAACGGCAACATCGTGAAAAGAACGCCCCGCATCGGAATGCAGGAGCTTGCTTTCGGCGCGGTCGGTCAATTTGCTGACCATGGCATCCCAAGCCCCTTCAAGCCCGTCGGGGCCGAGAACATCGTCAAGTGTGATGGTTATTGTGTTGTCAGTCATCTCTCACATCTCCTGTGTATCTGGTGCGCCCGGGGCCTTGGGCGGTCATGGCGCGGCCTTTCTCCTGTTCCATTCAGCCGCCGCACTTTCGTTGGAGCCTCCGATGATTTGAGCATGGCCTTTCGGGCAGGCAACAATCCTATCTTGGTAAGGATCGCCATGCAGTTGATCGTACTTCACTTTGGATAACATCCAATGCGGCGATGCTCCACAAAACGGACACCCAAGCAAATAAGGCTTTGGGCCTGCTAGAAGAAGGTCGGTCATGTTCTGTCTCCCTAATTTAGGTTTAGTAAACCCCGGTCAGGCGCGGCACGCCTACCAGCGGAGAGGGCTGGTTCTTTACCGCCTCGCAGTATTTCAGGCAAGCCCGCGCTAGGTTGTTGTGCGCTACAAATAGCGCCTCTGTGCGTACCTCCTTGTTCCCGGCCACTAGCATGTTTCGGTATCCGTTGCCCTGCGTGATATGGTAGCGCATTGTGGACAGCATAGACTTAATCACCGCTGTCTTGCTTCCATATTGGGGGGACTTTTCGCACCACTCTTCAATCCGCATAACTTCGTCCGCAGTCGGCACCTTGGACATATTGCGCATGGACACAAACTCAGATGCTCCCGGCAAATGCTCCATGACGCTGACTAGCATCCGCTCGCACCGCAGCATTTCGCAGAACGCTAGCGCCATAGGAGCGTCCTTATCGGACACCATAGTGGAGATATGCTTGTACCCCTGTTCTCGCATGACAGACCTGTACTCTCGGCTGTACTGCGCGCCCTCGGCTCTTTTTAGCGCCCGTTGTGTCATTTTTCTTCTTCCATTAGGTACTTTATCAATCCCCTAAGTTCGGGGTAGTATCGATCTAGCAAAATCGCCAAGGCGTCCTCGTCACCTAGCATTGCCATTGTTATATAATACTCTTTCAACCGGTCCTCAGACTTGCCATCCATCCCAATGTCCTAGCTCTTTTCTGATTTCGTACTCTGTCTCTAGCGCGTCACGGCAAGGATTGTCGTGCAACCGATGCCGCAGACGTAGCTGCATGATGTGTTCCTTCTGCGCCTTAGGAGGGCGGTACTTCCTCCCTCCCATCGCTTTGGCTTTGCCATATGCGCCCGCTATTGCGAGGTAGGCGATTAGTAATACCGCGGCCTCAATCATTGCGATATCCTAGGAACATCAAAGCCTTGTCGCGCGCCTGCTCGTCTGTAAGCGTCGGCTGTTCTTTCTTAAAGATGCGCGTCCATATGTTAATTGTGTTCTCTTGTTCGCGCTTGAGGTATTCCTCAAACTTTTTCAACTCCCGGCGCTCATGTATTTCGCCCAGGATCACTAGCGCCATGCCGAACACGGCAAGGGCCGTCAGGATTACTGCTGTTTCCATGTTTCCCAATCTCCTCCGTCTAGGTGAGTGCATCCAGTGAGGCAAATCAGTAGCCTAGCGCCCTCGTCGTCTACTATTTGGAATAGTGTCCCTACGGGATCCCGCTGCTTTGCTTCATACCATTTGTCGGGTGTCAAATAGGGGCGGGTCTGCTCTGTGCATCGGACTTTCATAGCTCCTAAACCCTAACTTAGGTTTTGTTCAGCGTTTTGCATCAGGGTAGTCGCTGCTTTGCTGAGCATGTCAGCCGCGTTGTATATGTCTTGCGGAGCGGAGTTTTCCGGCCACGACATAAGGTCGCGCAAAATGTTTAGCCAGTCTTGCGCGTCCTTCAATTCTGCGCTAGGCACTGTGGCGTTCTCCGCCGTAGGCCGCCCCATCGCTATTGCCACCTCATTAAAGTCGCGGACAGCGTGGTCCTTTAGCTGCTGCCGGAGATCGGAGCCTAGCAACTCGCCGTCATAATAGAGCCGGGTCAGCGTGGTAGTTAGAGCGTCAGCGTGGATTAGCGCTGTAGGCACGGTGTGATTAAATGTCATTGTCCGGCTTCCTCTTCCAGCACTTCGGCAACGTATTCTTGCGGCTCTTCATCGCCCCACCATAGGTCGTTAAAATATTCAGCGATGACTTGTTCGGCTATCTCACCCATTGTCTTGACCCTTTATCCCTAAGTTAGGTTTAGTCCAGCCCGCAGGCGGCTAGAAACTTTGCGCTATCAGAGCGCGGGGTGTCCTCTTTCAGGTGATAGGCTAGCTGGACCGCAGTCGCTTGGATGCCTTGCATGTCGTCCTCGTCTGACAAGTTTTGCGCGGCTTTCACAGCCCGCGCTATGATTGCATAGTCTTTCTTTGTCATGTTATTGACCCTTTGTTATGCAAGGATTGTTCCTTGCTATTGGCACCATATATTGTGCAAGATTATTAGTCAAGCACAAACTTTTTGGGCAGGGCGGCGCTTTGTAGCACCGCCCTACTGCTTATTGCTTGCCAATGGCGATGTGAGACTTGCCAAGGCCGCGCGATACGGTAGCATCTCCGCCAGCCGCCCAGCCGGCGGCGCGACCAGTGTCGCGCGCCTTGCCGCGCCCGGCGACACTGCGCCCTCGTCCCATCGGACCATAGCGCGCTTCCAGTTCGCGCACCGCAACTTCTGTCTTGCGGATCACAAGGGCGGTGCCTGTCGCTTCCGTGGGTTCCTCTGCCGTAGCAATACGCGACATCATGCTGTTGACACGATCACAGAAGCCCCGGATGAAACCGACCTTCTCTGCCGTCAATTCACGGACTGTCAGGCGTGCCTTAACCTCGCGCTTGCGATAGCTTTCCCATTGATCGTTCAGGACGGTCTGCAACGTGGCAATCAGCCACTCCGCATAGGATATATCGGCGGGCAGGCCAAAAAAGATGATTTGATGCTCCTGATCCTGCCCACGTTGGAACACGGCGCAGCCGGATAGCTTGCTGACCATCTGCCCACAGTAGCGCACAACCGGGTCAAGGCGGGAGCGCCCGGCAGGGACGCTGTAAGCGGTCTCGACGTAGTCCACCGCAGTTGCGGACTCTAAGTCGCTTTCTGAGACACCATGCGTGGCCATTAGCTTCTGCGCCAGTGCCATCGCTTGCGCGGCTTCTGCATCGGATGCACCGCCGTCGCGCGCCTTGGCTAGCAGCGCCGCAAGCCGGTTGCGCAGCTTGTCGTTCATCTTGATAGGCATGTTCTGACCCTTTCCCTAACTGAGAGGCAGAGACCAATCTGCCCCCGACTTAGGGGAAGTCGCCCGGCCACGTGTTGCGCGGCCGGGCGGTGTTTAGTTAGGCGGCGTCGTCAGCCGCCGCGTCAGCCGCTTCAGCGTCCGCCTTGTCCTTGGCTTCGGTCTCAAGTTTGGTCGCCGCCGCCACTGCTTCGTCAAGCGCCTTGCGCCACCCGGCCTCGTCAGCGCGCTTCATGATTTCACCCATGAAGCGGTAGACCATATCCGCATCACCGCCCTCGCCAGTGTCGCGCGCTTGCAGGATACCGCAGAGGTGCGCCGCCGCTTTCAGCGGAGAGATATCGGCAAAGTCTGCTTTTGCGGCCTCTTTCGCGGCAGACTTGCGCGTCTCCTCTGCGCCATGCTCCTCCGCCTCGTCGGCGGTCATGGGCTGTTCAGCTTGGCAAGACTTGGCGACCACCGCCAGCAATTCATGAGCGCGCGCCCTGACAGCGAATTGCGCGGAGACAACGTAGTTTCCGTCACCGTCTTTCGCGGCTTCGAACGCGAATTTGCCGTCCTCGCCTTCCGTCACCTTGACGCAATCGACAGAGAAACCGTCTGTCGATTGTGCAATGTGGTCAAACATGATCCGCGCAAGGCGGGACTGGCGGTCATCGGCATCGCTTTTGCCGTATGCGTCATGGGCGGCTTTAAGCGCCGCAGTCACGGTAGCGGCGCTATAACCCTGATCTTCTGCAAGCTCGTGCACACGCTTTGCGATGTTCTCACCGACCACGCCTTTGTCCACGTTGAAGTTATACTGGACGGCTTTCGGGGTCATGGTCCGAGGAGGCATCGCGTCGAAGTATTCACGCGGCAGGCGACCAACCGCCAGAAACTCAGACTTGGCATTTGCCGACACCTCTGACGAAAACTGGTCATGAAGGGCGGGGTTGCCGCGTGCCAGCCATGTGTCGAAGCTGTCACCCATGGTCTCAATCGCGTTAGCGATGATGACTGACAGGTCATACAAAGCGCCGCGCGCGGTTGCCTCGCCAGTGGCGAATGCCGTTGCCGCTTCATTAGCGGAGACAAGCATCGCCGCCGCCTCTTCGGTCTCTGCCGGGTCCTCATCTTCGATCACGTCAGCTTTCGAAAGCGCTTCTGCCGCACCAGTGAGATCAAACTCCTCAGGATCAAAACCGGCGTCCGTCACCGCTTTCTTGACGACAGCGTGGGGCGATGCTTGCCACTTGGGGAACAGCGTCGCGCCGTTCAACTCGCCGTTGTAACGCTTCACCGCCTTGCCGCGCTTGTCCTCGCCATAGCCAATGTGTCCGGTCATCTCAACGCCGGCAACGCCGGCCTCAAGCGCCATGATAAGGATAGGATAAACGCTGTTGTTTGCCTTAACGTCCATTGTTCTAGTCTCCGACTATCTTTCCCGTGGCACCATTGCCAACGGCCAGAACGTCTTAGCAGACGCTCGGGGCGTTGGCAATCCCCTAAGTTAGGGGATCGCCGTGTCTGTTATTCGACGCCGCAAGCCGCAAGGAACCTTTGGCGGTCAAAGCCGGGGTTTTGCTTGGCGAGCATCACCGCCATTCTGTTGGCACGGTCTGCGCACCCTGCTTTGCGCACCTCATGTTCCGCAGTCGGCCAGTTGTGCAAGTTGTCCATGTCATACCGCAGAACGTCCGCGATAGCTTGGAAGTGTTTGCGCGTCATCATGCTTAGACCCTTTCGTGGTGTAGCGCTTCGGTATCCCTAACTTAGGGGCCACCATAACCCATGTCAACGTGATAAATATGCAACATATCTTGCATAGGAAATATAACAGTTGCCTTAGGGGACTTAAAATGGTATGTTTTCAATGTGTTAGCAGGTAGGCGCATATGTCTTGGAGGAAGTATAGACATGTTGTTCTGTAAGGGCTTGAAATCGTTGGGCTTATGCTTTCTTTCTTGCTTAGTAATAGATGGTAAAGTTTGCGTCAGGAGGTTTATGCAAGGAAATACGTCAATGATATCATGGGCTTGTATCTTTCAAGTAGTTCCTTACATCACTTTATTGCATAGCAATATGTTGGCGTCTGTAAGTGGTTGAAATCATTAGGTAATAAAATTCTTCCATAACATAATCCAAACTTTGGATTTTGACATGAACCGTGTTTTTTATGGCTTACTGAGATTAAGTGCTTGATTTAGTTAGGAGATAAGCTGTGAAGACGGGAAAAATAGTGGCGCAGGAACGGAGGTGCGGATAATGCGTAAGTGCTTGAAATCATTGGACTTTCTGGGAGTTCCCGGCCTGCGGTTTGGGCCGGGTGCCCTCATGGCAGACCCGGCGTCCAAACTTTCCGCAATCGGCATCGGGAACCGGCACCCATGAGACGCAGAAGATCTGCATTGGCGCAGGAGTTGGAAGGCGGTGCCGAACCTGAAGCGCCAGAGACGCCCGCTGAGAGCCACGAGGACGCCGCTCCTGTTGCCGTTCCGCCTGAGGTGTGGCGCGACTTACAGGAGGCAGGAGCCGCCGCAGCACGCCGCCTCAAGGATGCCGTTGCCTCGCCCGCGTTCAGCAAGCTGCGCCCGGCAGACCAGCGCGCCCTAATCGCACTGGCGCTTGATCGCGCATACGGACCACCCATCAAGCGCGAGGCGCGGTTGGAACTGCGCGGCACCGTGTCCGATGCCGTTGCCGACAGTCTCGCCCGGCTGTCGCGTACTGACCTGCCAGAGACCGGGAGCCGCCCGACACGGCGCACCACGCGGTTGTCCGATGATGAGGACGATCCTCATTAGATGCGCTTGTGCGGGGCGCTCCGGGCCGCTGTGAGTGTGTTGCACAATAGCAACACATCTTGCACAGCAAGAATAGAGCATTGTTAATAGGCTTAACATTGCCGCGCTGCACCTGACTTAGGGTTAGCGCCGCTCGTCAGGCTGAGAACTCTGTTTGCGATTAGGCCCCCCACCCCCGCCCCTCGCCGGAGTCCCAAACTATTTACATACCCCCACGGCGACGGGAACTATTTTTTCAAAAATTTTTTGGCATTTCTCCGCTTAAAATTCGACAAAAATTTTTTGACATTTCTCCGCTTAGAATTTGGCAAAAATTTTTTGACATTTCGCCGCGCAGAAGTCGGCAAAAATTGCTATGCACTAAAGTCGCGTAAAAAACATTATGTTATTACACCTAAATTAGGGTTAGTAATCAGTGCTTTACAAAGTTTCTGCGTTAAAGTAGTGTAAAAAACTGCATGTAAAATAGGGTTAAGGGCTATGGACCTCAGCTATCTAAACGCCGCGCAGCGAAAGCTGGCCGAAGAAGTCCTAGTGAAGTGCATTAAATCGCGCTTGTTCTTTGTCGAGTACGTCCTAGAAATTCCGCACATCGAAAAATGGCAGCGAGAAGTGCTTGAGGCTCTAGATGGCGGTGAGACGAAAATTTCGATCCGCTCTGGACACGGCGTCGGCAAAACAGCGCTCTGCTCGTGGCTGGCGCTGCATTTTCTACTGTTCCGCGACGATGTGAAAGTAATCGTAACCAGTCCATCATTTAAGCAGATGAATGACGGTTTGATCCCAGAGGTGCAGAAGTGGCTTGCCAAATGCCCGGATTGGATTGCAGGCAACGTAGAGAGCATCTCAGACCGCATTGTCCGAATGCCGAACCCACGCAACAACTTCATATCGTTCCGCACCGCGCGTAAAGAGAACCCAGAAGCGCTGGCAGGCGTCCACGCCTCACACGTTTTGATTATCGTAGACGAGGCGAGCGGTGTCGATGAAATCGTATACGAGACAGGGCAGGGTGCACTGTCCACGGAAGGCGCTATTGCGGTGTTGATTGGGAACCCTACTAAGCCCAGCGGGTTTTTCTACCAGACGCAGACCAGCCTTGCTGACTTGTGGTGGACACGCAAAGTGTCTTGCATGGACAGCAGCCGAGTGTCTGAAAGCTATATCGAGAGCCAACGGCGCACCTACGGCGCAGATAGCCGCGAATTTGCCGTCCGAGTGCTGGGAGAGTTTCCTGAGAGTGGCGCAGACGCCGTTATACCACGGCAGTTTGTCGAAAGCGCTGTAGACCGCGATATATTGATTAAAGAACTGCCCCTAATTTGGGGGCTTGATCCGGGGCGCGGCGGCGACCCATCTGGGTTTATTTCTCGGTCTGACAACGCAATATTGGAATGCGAAGAACTGAGGTTTGACAACCTCATGCGGATTGTCGGCTGGATTAAATCTAAGTGGGACGGTACACCGTCTCGTCGCCGCCCCGAGGCTATCTATATTGATAGCATCGGGCTGGGGGCAGGTGTGTACGACCGCCTAGACGAACTCGGACTACCCGCAATCGCTGTTAATGTGTCAGAAAGTGCCGCATTGGCTGAACGGTACATGCGGCTACGCGCTGAGCTATGGTATCGCGCTCGCGCGTGGTTCGAGAGCTACAACGTCACTATGTCTAGCAGCCTTCCCAATCTGAAAAAGCTGATCGAAGAACTTGCTATGGTCGAACAAAAAATTATGTCGTCTGGCAAGGTGGACATCGAGAGCAAAGAGCAGATGAAGCGGCGCGGGGTGAAGTCCCCGAACCTAGCTGACGCTCTTATTTTGACATTCGGCAAGGAAGGAGCTATCGCGTCAGGAGTAGGAGGCGGTAACTCTTGGGGCTCTCGGCACGTCAATACCTTAAATTACCGTGCTCCGGGCTTCTCTAGGAAGAAAAGTGCTTGACACAACAATTTCAATGTGTTAGGCGTCGAATTGGGTACTCCTCATACCCTGTTCTGTCCGACTGCCCCCGCGGTTTACCCTCCCTGAACCGCGGGGGACTTTTTCCCCCTAAATTAGGTGCACCAGATGGCAAAGAAAAAGAAAGGCAAGTAACATGGCAGGCATTCGAGGCGCCAAAAACCCCATGCCAGTGAAACAGTCTACCGCTTCTGGCATCTTTAAGCAACGCGGCGACGGGCCTTCTAAAGATAGCGGTGCCATGAGCGCCGCTTATGCGTCTAAGCGCAAAGATCCCAAGGCCGGGCGCAATTCTGGCACGGCTCCTAACAAATCGCACTACCAAAACAGCGGCCTAAAGCGTGGGACTAGCGACCGATGAAACGTAAGATGATGGCTAAGGAAGCTATTCCGGCTAAAAAAACTACTAACGGCGGAAATGGCTCGTACATGCGCCGCTCTGTCATGCAAGATAAAAAGCGCGGCGGTAAGCCTTTGTCTAGCAACCTGAAGCAAAACGCTACCGCCACTGGCAAAGCTGTCCTGAAAGCGATGTAAGATGGCCGATACGCCTCGCTCCAGGTTGAACACTTGGTTTCAAAAGCAGAACCATATACCCCTAAGTAAGGGGGACTTGACGAAGCCTTTGATCCTTGACAGTGCGCAAGCTAAGGCGAGTGCTAAGGACGTTACGATTGCTATAATTGGTGATGCCGTTGTTGCGAACGCAGTTGTAAACCGAAACGGCGCGACCGTCGTGAATAGAGACGGCCACACAATCGTAGCCGATCCTGCGGAAAGGACCTCCTAATGAGCACCGTCAATATCTACGAAATGGCCCAGACGTGGAACAGCGCAGGCACCACGTTTACCGCTATCGGAATGGACGTGACCGATACGGCGTCGGCGGCGGGGTCCAAGCTGCTTAGTCTTTTGCTCGGTGGTGATCCGATCTTCGATGTCACCAAAGAACGGGCAGCATTGCTCTACAACAGCTATACCGACGCCAGCAATTACGAGCGCGGGTTCATGAGGTGGGACAGCAATGTTCTGGAAGTCGGGACAGAAGCTGCTGGGACCGGGACGCTGCGCGATATCAGAATTTCCGGTGATGACCTTTACTTCGCGGCCAGGGACAACTTCAGCTTTATGTATTTCCAAGGCTCCTCCATTTGGATGCGTCTCGACGATTTTGCCATGGCTCTCGGAAACCAACATATTCTATGGAGCGGTGCATCGGCAACGGGTTCGGGGGATGTGGGGCTGCTACGCGACAGCGCGAATACCCTAAAAGTCACAGATGGTTCAACCGGAACCGGGGAGCTCATTTTCATCGTGCCGACCACGGACCCCGGAATTCCCGGTGCTCTGTGGAACAACGGCGGCACACTCGCAATCAGCGCATAAGGAAACCCTCGACATGCCAAAGATCGAAATGACCCAGCAAGAACTACAGGCCCTCGCCGGTCTACTGGACGCAGGCGTGAAAGCCATTGGCCTACGGGCCGTGAAAGACGCTGCCGCGCTACTCGACAAGATCGAAGCCGCATCCCAACCCCAAGAGGAGGCCGACCATGGCGAAACTGACTTTGACGATTGAAGGTTCGGACATCGGCTCCGCGACCGTCACAACCACGCTGGACAAACCCAACAGTGACCGCCTCGTGGCGTTCCTGATGGCGATGCACGGCACCGATGCCGAAGGCAACCCGCGTGACCTTGAGGGCGTGATCCGGGCTTACTGGGAGGGCATCGTCGCGGGCACCGTCGCCAACGTTCAGCGCCATGAAGCGGAAACCGCAGCGCAAGCCGCGCGTGAAGCGGTGCAGCCTCTGACCGTCACTGTCGCCTGACCATGCGCCGCCTGCTCAACATCGGGGACGCGTTGTCTCAGCTTGTGCAGGTGGCCGTCTGCCCCCGGCCCCACGACACCACGGCAAATGAAAGCCTGTCCGGGCGTAGCTACCGGGAAGGCTGGCGGACGCGGCTGGTGATAGACGCGCTGTTTTTCTGGGACGCCGGTCACTGCCGTCAGGCTGTCTTGCGGGATCGAGCGCGGGCTCGGGAATACCTGCGGCTGACGGCCCACCTTGATTGACCTGAGCCCTATCACTCGGGCCGCGCGCCTAGCAGGGCGACCAAGAAACTATCTAGATAAAATTGAAAGGTGGTAATGGAGCAAATACGAGAGTGGTGGCCTGCGGTACTAGCCGCCTTGACGGCAATTCTTGGCTTCCGCACTGGCCAAGAGCGCAATAAGTGGCGGCTGGATCAGTTAGAAAAGACCGTAGACCACATTCTTAGAGAATTGAAAGACATTAAAGCTGGACAATCGACAGAAGCTGTGTCAGTAGCAGTCTTAGCCTCTAGTTTAGAAGAGATTAAAGCCACGCTGCAACACATCAAAACTACTATGGACGGCAAACAAGATAAGTAACCCTAATTGAGGGGCAGGAATGGCAACCGAGTTTGGAATATCGCTAGACGACGCTGTTAACGAACTTCAACACCACGTTGAAGAGGCGATTAACTTTATGTGGTCCGAGTTTGAAGACGATTGGGCTACAGCAGAGCGGTATTATGCTGGCGGCTGCGACCTACCTTCTGAGGAAGGGAGGTCTGATGCTGTTAAGACAGAAGTACGGGACATTATCCGCGCGGTGATGCCGAGCATCATGCGGATCATGTACCAAGCGAGAACGCCGGTTGAGTACATTCCGACGCATATCGACCACGCAGCGTTTATTGACCAACAGTCTTTGTACGTCAATCAGCTTTTCAAGGCGTCAGGAGGCTATAAAATCCTCTATAACGCCGTTTTGCAAGCCCTAAAACTAAAAATTGGCCCTATCAAAGTTTGGCACGAGAGCGACCCTCTTCCAGACTACATTAAGCTAACCTGCCTTACAGAAATTGAGGTAGAGGAGCTTAAAGAGCTTCCTGATTTTGAGGTCATTACCGTAGACCCTAACCCTAATATAGGGGAACAGGGCTATTATGATGTAGAGGGCTAC